TCGAGAGGGGCCCTGTTGGGGTACGAACAGTCCGCCAACATCAAGCGAGAGGACAACCGGCAACTACTGAGTGCGATTACGGCGTGGCGGATCAGGCTGTGGATTCTGGACGGCCAGTTGGTGCTGCCCGCCGGACTGCCGATGGAGGGCCTGCGGTGGGAGTGGATTGCCAAGGGCACCCCCTGGCTGGACCCCCTGAAAGAAGTGCAGGCCGACATCGCCGCCGTCGGCGCCGGGCTGACTTCCCGGACCCGCCGCTGCAAGCAGCGAGGCGAGGACTTTTTTGAGATTGTGGACGAACTGGCGGCCGAGAACGCCTACCTGACGGAGCGGGGCCTGCCGACCAAGGCCGACCCCAGCAACGTGCAGATCGTGGAGATTGCAAAATGAATGAGACGCGGCAGGTCCCGGCGGCGGCGCTGCGAATGGACGCGGCGGTCGTGGAGTTCGGAGACAACGGGAAGAACGCCAAGACCGCCCCGATTCGCATGGTCGCGCGGACGGGCCAGCCCATTAGGCACTGGTATTGGGGGCGGATCGTGCACGACTTGGCGGGGATGCGGCTGCACAAGCCGCGCCTGCCCATCGACTATAGGCACGACGAAGAGATCGGCTACCTGAACAAGTTCGACGTGACCAGCGGCGACCTTGTGGTGTCGGGCGCCGTGGTGTCCGTGGGCGAGACGGCCAAGCTCATCATCGAGAAGGCGCAGGCGGGCGTGCCGTATGAGGCGTCGATCAATTTCGGCGGCGACGGCATGGTGGTCGAGGAAGTAGACAAGGGCGACTCCGTGAAGGTCAACGGGTACGACTTTGCGGGGCCGGGCATCGTGGTTCGCCAGTGGCCGCTTCGGGGCGTGGCCGTGTGCCCCTATGGGGCCGACATGAACACGTCGAGCGAGTTCCAGGCCGACAAGGACCGGACGTTCGCCGTGACCTATCTGAAGAAGGAGCAAACGGAAATGGCACAGGAAATCCCCGCCGAGACCGTCGAGGTCGTCGAAGCGGCAGAGTTGCCCGTCGAGGTTGAGGTCGCAGAGCCGACCGCCGAGGCCGGGCAGGAAATCCCCGAGAGCGAGCACCTGCCTACCTGCGCTGGGCAGGCAGGGGCGATTCCCGCCGAGACCGCCGAGGTCGTCGAAGTGGTAGTCGAAGTGCTTGCCGAGGAAGCGGGGGCGAAGATCGTCGAGCCGTCCGCCGCCCCCGATGGGGCGGGCCCGGCGCCGGGGCAGCGCTTCCTGGACGCCTTCGGCGACCAGGGCGGCGTGTGGTTCGCTCAGGGCCGGAGCTTCGAGGAAGCCCAGGCGTTGTGCGTGGCCGACATGCGGGCCGAAAACGAGAAGCTGAAGGCCCGGCTGGCGTCCGTGGATCGCGGCGAGCAGGACCCGGTGACGTTCCAGGCCGATCCTGCGAGCGGGAGTCCCGAGACGGACAGCAAGGCTGCGCGGCTGCGCCAGAACCTCGGCGAGAATCTGGCGACCTTCGCCACCGGGATCAAGTTCAGGCAGGCAGAGCCGAAGTAAGCGGCCTGCCGGGGCAACAAGACAAGAGCGTCCGCCGTCGGCGGACCACAAGGAGTAAGAACACATGGCAAGGCTTACGCTTCTGGACATCGCGAAACTGAACGGCGCCGATGCGGTTGTCGGTCTGATCGACGAGACCGTGAAGGTGCACCCCGAGATCAGCATGGGCGCCGCCCGGACGATCAAGGGGCTGAACTACAAGACCCTGGTGCGGACCGGGCTGCCCACCGTTGCGTTCCGCAACGCGAACGAGGGTATGGCCGCGAGCAAGGGGACCTACGAGAACCGGCTGGTCGAGTGCTACATCCTCAACCCCCGGTGGGAGTGCGACAAGGCCGTGGCCGACGCCGACGAGGACGGGGCCGAAGCGGCTATCGCCCTGGAGGCCGGCGGCATCATGGAAGCGTCCATGCAGCACTTGGCGAGCCAGTTCTACTACGGCGTCGCGAACGACGCCAAAGGCTTCCCCGGTCTGCTCGCCGCATACGACACGACCAATATGTTCATCGACGCGGGCGGCACGACCGACGACACCGCATCGAGCGTGTGGGCCGTGCGGTTCGGTCCCAAGCAGGTGCAGTGGGTCTACGGGCTGGACGGGCAGTTGGCCCTGTCGGACGTGACGACCGAGCGCATCCTGGACGCCGGTGGCGTGAATGCGTTCAGCGCCTACTGCCAGGAGTTGTTGGCGAGGCCCGGCCTCCAGGTCGGCAGCACGAAGAGCGTCGCCCGCCTGAAGAAGGTGACGGCCGACGCTGGTATGACCTGCACCGACGCCAAACTCGCGAACCTTCTCGGGCTGTTCCCGGCGGGCATCCGGCCGGACGTGCTGTTCATGACCCGCCGGTCGCTGGCGCAGTTGCAGGCGAGTCGCACCGCGACCAACGCCACGGGCGCTCCGGCCCCGATTCCGGCCGAGGCACACGGCGTGCCGATTGCGGTCACCGACGCTATCACGGACATTGAGAAACTGGCGTCCTAATCGCGGCGCCGACCCGCCGACGGCGGGTGCGAGTGTTGAGAGAGCAAGTTCAACCTGAGCAACACAAGGAGCATACACAATGGGATTCAACGTGCAAGACGCCGGGCTGATCGCCACCAAGGCACTGCCCGCAGCGGGGGCCGTCGCCTACACCGCCGCTATCGACCTGGGCGCGAGAAATGCGATCCAGGGGGACTTCCTGGCCGCCTGCGAGTTCGAGGTCTCGGTCCCCGCGACGCCCGATCTGGTCGAGGCCAAGACGATCATCTTCGACATCGAGACCGACAATGACGTGGAGTGGGGCAGCGCCAAGAACGTGAACGACAACATCCTGACGATCACTGGCGCGGCCCTGGCCGCCGGTGGTGTCGCCGGTAGCCAGCGGTTCCGCCTGCCGACCAACGTGGAGCGGTATCTGCGGGCTTCCGCGACCGTCCTGGCCGATGGCGGCAGTAACATCGCCGTCAGCTTCACCCTGAAGGCCCTGCTGTAAGACATGGCGACGCCGATTGCCAACGCGGCTGGTGCTCTGTGGCATACGCTGTCTCGTTCCTGCGGACAGTCCGTCACGTACCGTCGAGGCGAGTTCTCGACGGTACTGACGGCTGTCGCGGACAGCAAGCAGTACGAAGCCGACAACGGCTACGGCGTCTTGGAGACCTACGAGTGTCGGGACTTCCTGATCCCGACGAGCGAGTTGGTCTTGGACGGGGCGGCGGTGCTGCCCCAAAAGGGCGACCGGATCGAGGAAGCCCGCGAGGGCGTGACGTACCTGTACGAATGCATGGCCCCCGGCGTGCTGACGCACTACCGATTCATGTGCCCGTCGCTGCTGCGGATTCATACGAAGCTGGTTGGCACAAGCGGCGCTTGAGGGAACGAACATGACCGACCTGATAACGCAGCCCATCGTGCAGTACGGATTCGTGGGTTTCTGTGCGGTGCTGCTGGGGATCGTGGTCTGGCTGATCCAGCGGCTACTCGGCGTCCTGGACGCCAACAACCGGATCATCGCGGGCAACACCGAGGCGATCCGGGCACAGGCGAAAATGACCCAAGACCTGCTGGTGCTGAATCGGTCGATGCACGACAAGCTGCTCTCCCGTCCGTGCATCGCGCGGCGAGAGAGAGAGGACTAAGCCGTGGCTTCTGTTGCCGTCGAGATCGCCGAGGCCGTCAAGACCGAACTGAACGCGGAGGCGTTCGGTATGGCCTTCACGGCAGAGCGGGCCTACCTGCCCGAGTACGACCTTCAGGATATGTCCGTCCTGACGGTGACGGTGGTCCCGAAGGCGATGGACGGCGAGCGCGTGGCACGCAGCGCCGAGCAGGTGGACTACCAGATCGACGTGGGCGTGCAGAAGAAGCTGGCGACCGCCAGCGTGGCCGAGATCGACGCCCTGATGGCGCTGGTCCAGGAGATCGCGGACCGCCTTCGCTTCCGGCGCCTGGCCGAGAAGCCTGACGCCCTGTGGGTCCGCACGCAGAACGAGCCGGTGTACTCGGTCGAGCACCTGTCGCAGTTGCGCCAGTTTACGAGCGTCCTGACGCTGACGTACCGCGTGGCGAGATAGCACGAGAAGGGCGAGAAGGTGAATCATGACGGGATGGAATGAACGAGTTGTAGCGGCCCTGGAGGCGACCCTGGCGAAGCTTGTTGCCGGAATCGGGGTGACTGGTGTCGTGTTTGACAAGGACATCGACATCGGAGACATTCACCTGTTGAACATCGCCGAGGCCAAGGTGAACCCGGCAACCGAGGACAAGCAGGACGACATCGTTACGGCCCTCGGCACCCCGGCCCAGGCCGGAGAGGTTGCGACGGCGATTCCCGACCCGGCCACGGCCACGTTGCAGGGCACGGGCAACACGGCGCTGGGGCTGATCCAGACGGCGGTCCAGGCGCTTGCGCCTGTTGGTCTTACGATCAAGCGGGCGGCGATCAGCGCGGCGGCCCAGGGCGACAATCAGCTCGTCGCGCTGGTGGCGGACAAGAAGATCAGGGTCTTGGGTGTTTTCCTTGTCGCCAAGGAGGCGGTGGACGTGACGTTCTACACGGGTGCGCAGGCGACGGGGACGCCGCTGAGCGGGACGATCTCCCTCACGGACTACGAGGGCTTCGTGCTGCCCCCGCCGACCACCCCGGCGATGCACTGGATGGAGACTGCCGCGGGCGAACTCCTGAACCTCTACCTCTCGGCCGCCAAGCAGGTCTCCGGCTGCCTGCTGTACTACGAGGAGGCGTAAGGCGTGGCGCTAACGATCATCACCGTCGATCCGAACAGTGGGGCGGGGTATCAGTACACCACCATCCAGGATGCGCTCGACAGCATCGCGGCGGTTAGTCAAGAGACATGGAACGCCCTTGATGGTGGGTACGAGATCCAGTGTCGGATGGGGGAGTGCGGGGTGTTTACTGACGCCGCATTGACGGCGGACCCTACTGAGGCCGA